AGTCTAAATCACCTATTGTATGAATATTACCACCATGTCCTGCAGTACCATCGTGTCTGTGTCCTGTAGAACCTACAGTACTTGAATGATATGCAAATGCATTGACTAGTTGATTGTATTCGTTATTAAATAAAGCTGCTGTAATGGTATCACCATCACTCATTGAACTTTGTCGTGTATAACTGTATGCCATAATTATTGTCTCCCTGAAGGTACGTAATCTATATATAAACCATTAACTGTATAAGGTGAGTTTTGATCATCACTAAATATTCTAAAATAATTACTATGTCCACTTCCCTCTACTACTTGTCTTGTTATCGGATCAGTAGGTGCTCCAAATACATGCCCTGCTGTAGAACCAAAAACTGCTGTACCAAATATAGAAGGCTTATCAATGGATAAACTGTAATCAGAAGGCTGTGGAGTATCTGGATCATCAAAGTTGTATCTTATTCTTAATTTGGTAGCTACTGTGCCTTCTGGTGTTGCTGATATTTTAACGTATTTTAAAGTCTTTAATGTGCCTAAATCTCCGTAATCTAAATCAGGAGTTTGATACTCAGCTACTATATTAGTCTCCGTACCTGATGTATCCAGTAAATTATCTCCTGTATCATGGTTAAATACTGCTCCTGCATAATTTCCATGATAATGCTTTTCAACTCCACTATAATTAAAGCCTGAAGCTGCTGCAGCACTTGCATCTATACCGAAAGTTTCTGACCATTGAAATTGGGTAAATCCTTGTTCGTTTGTTTTAAGTGTGCCTATTATTCCTTCGGCTGCATCACCTGAAGCACTAGAACCATAGTATAAGCGATATTGAGATTTATCTCGAATAACAATACTACTTATATTATAAGTACCAATATTACCAGCGATGTCTTTCATTATTGGCTGAATAGATCGACTAACTGTGCCTAACTCAACGTCACCAATTCTTACTGTACCAGCTAGTGTTCTTATTCCATCAGGTGCTAAGAATACTAAATCACCACCAATTTCTTGAATACTTCTACCATCTAAGCAACCTATGTTCTTTGTAATTGGTTCTACTGCTATAGAAGCAGCAATATTTATATTACTTAGTTTCCAAATACTATTTCGACAGAAGATTATTAAGTCATCCCTAAAGCTTCGTAGTCCTACTACTTGATCATCAAGTTTAATGCTTCCTGATCCACTTGATGTAAAATCATCTATATCACTTGTTCCACTATAATATATAGTATTAGGTGTTGTTGATGCTCCTCCTACAACTAAATGCTTATCGTGCATTACACAAAACTTAGGGTACTCTGTGCTGCTTACTGTAATTGTTTTAGCAAAAAAGGTACGATTACTTAATGATGAATCAGTACCTGTCATCTTAAAATAAAAAGGTAAAACACCAGAACCTTCGTCAGTAATAACTACTTCACCATAAGTTGTATCACCTTCGTAAGTTGCAAAATGTGCTAAACCTTGTGAGGTTCTAGCTACAGCACTACGACCTGTAAAAGTACTATAATTATCTCCTCCACCTGCAACACTTCCCATATTAATCTGTAGCCAACTTTCTCCGTCTTGACTAAAATAAATATTAGTACTTGTACAAGCTATTACACCATCTGCATAAACGTGTAAGCCTAGTATATCATTATCTGAACTAGGATTAGCTGCACTATCATCACCAAAAATAGAATAACCATTTACTCTACGATAACCTCCAGCTATATCAACTTCAAAGTTTTCTAATAAAGTTGCTGCTCCGGGTCTACGCAAAAGCTCAAAAGAACTAGAAGACTTGTCAAGTCCTCCTTCACAAGCTAGTGCGTATGGTTGTGATGGCATTAGATATGATCCGTTGACATATAATTAGGTGTAGGATTCATTAAAGCAGATCGCATTTGTTTTAATCCTTTTTTATAATCTTCTAAAGCGAAAGCTGCTTGTTGAGGAGCATCTTTAAACTGATGAAAATGATACCTAGCTCGTGCCATTAATACTGGAGAATATACGTCTGGAAAAACTGTTGCATCTCCATGAGCATCTAATGCTGTAGGTAAATCCCAAGCAAAGAACCAGACTCGATAAACTTTATCAGGTATAGGACTTACTCCAAACTTTCTAGCGTCAGGACTTCTAATAACAAATTTAGGTTCTCCATAAGTTTGAGTATCTGCGTCATCTATATTCTCAGATTCTCTTAAATGATCTTTCCACTCTTCAGTTGTAACAAATTTTAAATTTTGACTAGTATAAGGAGAACTTGCTCCACTCACACCTATAGTAGTAAGATAAAAATTATCCCAATCTACTGAACCATAATCTGCTGTAATACTAGAACTAGATTCTTTTAACTCATACCACCGAGTTCCTGCTACAGTTTCTACATAGACATTACCATAGAAAGGGTCAGTTGCACCACTTTCTCCTGTGGCTAAGAAAGCCCACTGAGGTTCTGCCATTACTATATCACTATAGGCTCTATTGATACAATCTTGAGCATGAGCTTGTATACCTACTGCATCACTAAAATTAGACGAAGTTAAAACAACCTCATTCAATTCCCTCAATAGTTCATTTGTTAAGTTTAAGTATGTTGCCATATTACTTTTATTTCTCCTTGCTTATACAAATACAAGTCTTATTTATTTTTTTTTAGCGTCTTCTTCTTGGTCTTCTTCTGGACTAGTTTCTTCTTCTAACTTATCAATAACTGTACCAACAGCTTGTACTGGTATAGATATAGCAGTAGTTGTAATATCTACTACTTCATCAATAGCTGCAGTACCAATATTTTTTCCTGATTCTACAGCAGTTGTTAAAAGTGAACAGCCAGAGACTACCAATAAAAGACTAAGACATAATACTAATTTACTTAGTGTCATGGTGATTCTCCTTTGTTACACATTTTTTATTTTTAAAAATGTATGGGAGAGAATAATAAACCCTCTCCTCATACGACTTAGTTTATCTTGTATTATAAGAATTAATCAGGTAATACACCTAAATGTAAAAACTCGACTAAATAAGTCACAGTTGTAGCTGCCGTTGCAAGATCATTTGCTAAAGGCTTGAGCCTTGCATAAATTGAACGTGCTGATGCACTATACAAAGTAGCTGCAATAACGATTGCTTCCGAAGTAGCTGGTCCACCATAAACACCTGCAGTTACTCCAGTACCTACAAAGGCATTGGCTGCGTGTCCATGTGAATTTTGAATAATATACAAAGGTACATTAGCTGTCCACGTTACTGCTGATCCACCATCATCTAAGATAGCTTTTTCATCAATAAGCTGACCACCACCTGCTGCAGTTCCTAAATCGAAATCAACATCATCGCCTGAAGCTCCTGCTGTAACAATGTTACCTGCTGGAATTGCGATAAGATTACGAATAATAGTATCTGCTGGTTGTGTCAATGTAACATCATAAGTTGCGTCAGCAGTTACTGCAATAGTTCCTGTAGTGCCTGAAGTCCATGAAGTAACTGAATTATCAGCAAGTCCACGAACATCTGCAGTTTTTGCTGAGTTTCGCCCTGTATCCCTTATATTTATAACTGGGTTTGCCATTTTTTATTTCTCCTCTATTTAATTAAAAATAGTTATGTTGTTATTTTAAAATATAATTTATACTATAAAAGTAAAAGACATGGGAGGCTATTACACCTCCCAAATCTATTTGGTTAGTCTATTCCGTAGAATGCACCAACAAGAGCTTCATCTCTTAGTACTTTCGCACCAAAAACATGAAGACCTCTCACAATATCCCCAAACGAAGTTGGGTCTCTCAACACTTCTGTTGATAGAATTGTGTTTGCAGTCGCAGTGGATGATATGTGACCTGCCAAACATTTACCTGCCGCATTAGATGTGTCAGCTATGTTATTTGACTTGTACATATCAAAGCCACGAAGTTTTCCACTAGAAACTAATCCGTTTCTAATAGAACCCTGTCCAGCATTGTAGTCTACAGACAACAATTTAGAACTAGAACTTCCTAGAACTTCGTAGAAGTCAGGACCTGCAACGAACCAACGACCTTCTTCAGGTACGTTTTGATCGTCTAATAGTCTTGCCATTCTACCCATAAGGTCTAGAGGGTCATGTTCACTAGTTCCAAAACCTATGTCTAGATTACCTGTTCCATCAAAAGTTCCGGCAGCTAAATCAGTAGCTGAATCAGAACCTAACACGTGGTTAGGTGATGAAGCAGATAGACCAGCAAACATAGTTACAAGTACAGCAGCATCGTAAGCATCTTTCAATGCGTATGCAGCAGAACTTGAAGCAACTTCTTTAAAGTTGACATGTGACATATTTGTTTCAATATCATCTACGATGAATTTAAACGCATTAGCACTATCAACCACTAAAGATGTTTCAGCATCTGTAAGTCTAGTTTCTGTGGTATCACTATTTCTAGTATACGCTGATACAGAAATAACGGGTTCTT